CTAACCCCTTGCACTTGTTGCATCGGAAAGTAGAGTAAGGCAGGAAGTCTCGTGATGTACACACACGAGCGTGGAGGCGAGAAGCACAGGAAGCCCGAAAGGGGCACCGAAAAAGCCGAGGCCTCTGGCTTCGTCGCCGAGTGCCATCATAAGGCCTTGGTCAAGTACCCTCTCCCCAATCCATACAACCCCAGGGTTGTTAGTGACTTTGCCCTTTTTGGGCGTAAGAGGGAGCTCTACTGGCCCGAATTCCCCTGTAGGTCTTTTTTCGATTGTGCCTGCATGAATTTGGACAGCATTCGTGACGTGATCAAGTTTGAATACCCGTTGTCGCCCTGGGAGACCACCCGAATGGGTGCCCCTCCCGGCAACTCTCTCTACGTCTTCAATGACCTTAAGGATTCCCCTGCTTCGAACGAGATTCTCCGTGTTTGCGCTTGCACTCCTATGCGGAGTCACAAAATGTGGTGGACAGTCATGTGTCTCCCCTTGATGTGCCCCAGTAGTGTCTCGGCAGAGTCGGACTCCGAGGAACAGCATCCCATTCATCCTGCTATCTTTGGATTCATGGTGTTGGCTTGCGCTATCCTCGCGCTTGTGGCTTTTGTTATCTCTCTGTGGCAGCGTTTCAAACCGCTGCCTGTTCTGGAGACCGAAAGGGTTCTGGAGCATACGGAGACGACTGAGCTTCTGCGCATCGTATCGGAGTCCCCTCAGATTGTTCTCTCCCTGCTGCAAGGCAGTGGAGAGGACTTCCAGAGGTACCTGCCGGAAGGCACAGTAGATCCTATGCGCCTAGCGCGCATTAATGAGCTCCTGGGCCGACGAGTGTTGCGCCCGCGCCGAGGGAAATTCCTATGGATAGTCACTGTCCCTGAGAAGATCTTTCTCGCTGCAGTGCACGGAGCCGACAGGTGCGCCAGCGGTGTTGCTGGCGGTCTCGGCAGGGTGGCTGTCACAACCTTGGACGTGCTGCGCTTTGGTCTCGGAGTGGTTAGCGGTGAGCGATTCGTCGCCCCCGCTCTGGTTCCCGACGCCCCTCTTTTGGTGGCGGAAGGGCCCAAGAAATCCTCCCTTTTCCGTGGTAGCAGAAGTCTTATGGTCTCCCGTCTTGGGAGCATTGGTGGTGGCTACTCTCTGATGCCCGAGGGCCCACTGGGATACCCCAAGGTCCTTAAGTTCCATGTTGAGGGGGCTGAAACCCTCTGCAGCACGAAACTGAAGACCTACCAGAAGTCTTTGGAGCTCCTCTTCACTGCGGAGCAGAAGGTCGCTCACGATGCAAAGCTTCTTGAGGAGGCTAAGCAAGCCTATTCTGAAAAGATGTTGGCTGGCTACCTCTACGACTTGGACCGTGTTTTTGATCTCGATCGATCTGAACTCGAATTTTGCTTCCTCAATGGGTGCATTTCCATTGCGGAGGATTTCAGCCAGTTCATCGGGACACTCGCACAGAGCGGCAGTCAAACTCCTTTGACGCAAGCCAAGCTCCCCCTTTTTCTCTGCCATCTGGCTCGCCAGGTCGCGGTAAACGAGAGACGGGTTCAGCAGCTGGGTAAGCACCTTGAGGGTCTTTCCGACGCCGCTATGCGCGACGAGGATGCGCTTCTCCGTCAAGAGCAGCTCGCTCTCAAGCTCGCTTCTGAGCGTGATGAGCGTCTCCGTCTTCATCAGGAGAAGAAGGTCGTGCGCGAAGCGGCGGAGGCTGAGCAGCAGAGAGTTCTTGAAGCTGCAGCAGTCGTACGCCGTGCCGAAGCCGAGAGAAGGGCGCAGCTAGAACGCTACGCCCGAGAAGCTAAGGCTATGGCTAAGTCGGAAAATGAGAAGACGCAGGAGCGGATTAAGCAGCAGTCTCTTGAACTCCGCGCCCAACGGGCGCAGGCTAAGTTCCAGGCCGTGCAGGCCAATGAGAAGGCAGCGAAGGAGCTTTCAGCGAAAAACAAATTCGCTAAGGCTCTACTCGCGAAGGCTGCTTCGGCTCCTCAGTATTCCCAGCCGGTGCGGACCCCCCCCGTCCCCGTCGGTGATCAGGTCAAGGGCAGCGAAGGCAGTGCGGACCGTGTGCGCTATTGGGGGTTGGGCCTGTTTGATTATTCTATGGTCCACTCCTTCGAGGAGGAGCTGGTTTGGAAGGAGTGTCGGAAGGAAGAAAGACTCGAGCGCCTTGCATGGGCTATCGGTCAAGACCCCTATCTGGAGACTTTTCTCCTTGATCCCAAGCTCCTTAGCCTCGAGCGCCAGGCCCTCGATGACTATGAGAACATCGTAACCATGGAGTACGAGGCCGCTTTGCGAATTGGCGGCGGGTTTTCCCTCGGCAAGCTGGACGCACAGGATGCGGCCGCCGCTCGCTTGAGGGAGGAAGCCCGCATGCCTGACCCTGAGCCTTCGGCTCCCCCTGCGAGCTTTCTCCCGCTGGTTTTGGACCCTGCATCCGAAGGTCAAAGTCTCCTTCGATTCTTCGAAGCTGCAAACCTGGCCTATGAACTCGACGAGTTCGCTGAGGTCGTCATTCCTTCAGAAGTCATCAGTGCTGCCACTGACGGCGCTGTGGAGCCTCCCCCCGGAGAGCCCAGGAGCTGCCAAGTCCCCGTTAGCATGCTGACTCAGGTCCGGAAGCGCTCGCCGTTTCAAGGTGAGGGGCCCCGCCACAAGGTGGGTAACTTCTCACGTCGGAAGAGGGAGGCCATCAAGGTGGCCCTCTCTAAGGCGAGCGGCGCTCGTGAGCGCTCCGACATGTATGCCGGGATGGTCGGCGATACCGTCGACCCAGAAGCTCTGGCCGAGCTTATTGATGTCATTCGGGAGCAAGAAGAAGAGGACAGGAGAGAGGACGAGCACGAGCGTGAAGTTGGCGTCTCCCTAGAGGAGATGCTAGTGGAAGACGAGTGCGAGCTCCTCAATCTTATGGATTCCCGTGGTGGCGGCCTTCATCAGAATGCCGTCCTGTGCGGCAACACCCTCCTCAACCCTGAAGGCCCCGGTCTCGTTACTGAGTCCTCTCCCATCTTTGCACACTTTTGTGCTTTGGTGAAGAAGAGCGCGAAGGACCAGAACGTGCGGTGTGTTAGAATTTTTGGCCGGACGGTGGATCCCACCGACCCCACTTCTCTTTCCTCCGCGTTCGCGTCTCTCACTAAGGTCGCGAGAAAGGCTAAGGCTCCCGTCCGATTGGCTGTTGCAAGTCGTCGTCCCCCCACTGTTTGTGACGCTGTCGCTCACGGGATTGGGGACGCTATTGTAATGAGGTCGCTTGCTGGGAAGAGCCAGGTTGTGGTCCCCCGGGACTCCGTTCTGAGGACCCTGGTGAAAAACGACATCAACCCCATCAAGATCGCTCCTGTCGAGGTCGCCCCCGAGGCGCCCCTTACTCCCATCCAGGTTCTGGAAGTATTTCTCTCCTACGCAAGCAAGGAGGTCCCCTCTGAGGGGCCCCACCCTACTGAGGAGGAGGTGAAGAACAGAGTTTTGGACAGGATGGCCCGCTGGGCTAGCAGCGGTCAGTCCATTGATGAGTTCATGGCCGAGGAGAACGAACGTGTCTTGGTAAGCTTCAAGAAGGAGGAGCGTCTTTCGATCCGGAAGGCGAAAGCGGCGGCAAAAAAGGAGAAGAAGCAAGTAGCTAAACTGGCGCCTGTTGCCGGTAAGCCCCTGGTTGAGGTGGGTTCTTTCCCCCTCCCTGCTCCTCCTGTTCCCGTCGCTGCTCCCTCCCCAGAGCTAGAAACCTTAAGGGCTCGTTTGGCCGAGACCGAGCTTCAGCTCGGCAGGAAGGAAGGCGAGTTCTTCTTTGGCGATAAGCATTCGATCTCCTATGTGGCTTTGGCCACTGGAGAGCGCATCTTGGCTCCTGGGTGGAAATTCGACGCCTCTGGCACTCCTCTTGCCTCTGGTTGTCCTGTCTACTGTTACGTTCGCAAGAATCCCGCAGGGCAGCTTCGCGCTGTTGGCCTGAAGTCCATTCTCGTTCCCCAAGGCCCCGGCCTTTCGAAGATGGCCCACAAGGTCTCTCCCTGCGTGTTGAAGCTGGATCCCAAGGATCCCAATGCGGCATGGAACGCCCCTCTGGTCGCTGTGCGCCCTGTCGGGCAAAACCTGGTTCTCTCCTTCGTGCTCCCCTTGACCTATCACAAGACCAAGGTGCACTACGAGGGCATTGGTCCAGACCCTGTGCCATGCACGGTGATCCTTCCCAGCTCGGAAGTTCTTGAGGGCAAGGCCTTTATGGCTGAGGGCCTTGGAGAGTGGCAGCAGTTGGCCACTGTCGATTTTGTGACGGAGGGAGATATCGAGAAATTCAACAAGTTCCTCATTCCGAATGCGCGGTGCACGGCTGAGCCTGGAGACGTGGTGGTCATCGAGGTCTTTGACAAGACCAAGCTTAAATCCACTTCCTCGGTTAGCAAAGTCACCGTCGTCACGGCTGGCGAAATCCGCCACGACAGCGGAGTTGAGTGGCTCGATGGTACCTCTGACGGGGTCTGCGGATCCCTCGCTTATGTGAACACCTCTGTCGCCAGCGGGCGCCAGCTCCGCCTCTATGGCATCCATGCCGCCGCGGGAGGGGGGATCAACGTGGCAATCAAGTTGCCAACGAATTATCCCCCCCTCCACAGGGGTCTTAAGTGACTTCTCACGGCGGTGCTGGCCGAGAGCGGGCCCCCGCAATTGGCCGGCATCCGCCTGCCTAAACGGGTGGTGACGGCTGCTGATGCGACGCATGAGGGGTTGGTGTCACCGTTGAAGAGGAATGGCAAGCTAAAGCTCCCGCAGGGCTACAGGAACAGTCGGGTGCGTCCTGAGTATGTGTCTCACGCATATGCTCGTGGACCTAACGACTACCTGTCAGCCAAGCTAAAGCAAAATGTTTGCTATAACTCCCGGGTTCCGGCCTCGGTGGTCAAACTTGTCGTTGCCGACTTCGTCCGATCAGCCACCTCCCAAGGGTGGAAACTCGGCGACCGTCGTCCCATCGACCTTGTGGTGGATCTTAAGAAGTCCGCCGCATCCGTTGGGGAACCCTTCGACACACGCTTCGCCACCTACAACGACTTAGTAGACTGCGTCCCCAAGCACATGCTCTCCATGTTGCTAGAGGCGCACATACTGGGGATTGAGGCTGGAGAATCGGGGTTCATTCCCCTGAACAGAGCACACATAAAATTTGACAAGTACAGTGAGGCGAAGATGTCGGAGGGGCGTTGGAGGGCCATTCAGGCCTCCGACGTCCTTACCTTCATGCTCTTTAATCACGTGCTTGGCGACCTCGTGGAGAAGGCCGAAATCGACCATTCTCGAATCGTCGTCGTTATGGATGCTATGAAGTGGCACGATCATGTGAGCGAGGAGATGAACAAGTTCAGGACGGTAGGGTTGGATTACTCCAACTTCGACGAGACGGAGTCTGCGGCGCTTCTGTACGCTGTGACTCTAGAGCTGGCTCTTGCGAGTGGCTGCAGTGAGAACACGGCTAAGTATCTGGCCAGGACGGCCGCCTACACTTGGACGGTCTCCCCTTCTGGGGAGGTCTTCGAGAAAGCAGGCGGGAACGCCAGTGGTCAGTTCCTGACGTCTGCCCTCAATTCGTTGGTGAACGACTGCGTCCTCACGTACTGCTGGTCTCTTGTCCTGTCGTGCCCTCCTGAAGAGGTTTGGGAAAAGAGAGCATGGAAGATAGTGGGCGATGACAACCTTATGCAGGCTGAAAGCGTGGAGGAAGTGGTCTTGCTTGCCGACCTCGTCACTTGGGTTTCGGGGCAGGTTGTCAAGATCGATCTCTGCGCTGGAGACCTGTATCCTGTTGGTGCTCACGCCCCCTTCCTGTCTCGAGTCACCGCCGACGTCGGCGGCTACACGGTAACTCTCCCCTCCGAGCCTACCAGGCTCTTATCAGCCTGGCAGGTCCCGGATCCAGGGGAGGAGGACCCAGCGGCCGTCTACGAAGGCCTGGCTCAGGAGCTCTATGGCTACAGGGCCATCCTCGACCTCGGTCTGCCGTGGCCTGTTCCCCAGGTCGTGGTGGACTTCCTCGCGGACTACGATCAGCAGAGGTTGGAAAACGGTTGGGTGAGTGTCCCCCTGCAGGAGGTTTTTAACTCCCGTGTGGGGCTCTCGTTCTGCTAGTTGGGTTTGGGGTGGGCGGCGCCGTGTGACCTTGTTTCATCAAGCTGTGCGCCGGACTGTCGAAACGAGTTTTCACTACCCTAACCCTCTTTTCTCCTCCTCCTGCGTAGGTTCGATTCCCTTCAGTTCAGTACCCCTGGATCTCCCGGAGATTCTGTCCAACGACCCTTACTTTCCTGATCCCCGCTCGCGACCCTCTCCACGAGGTCACCTTTCCCGTCTCCTTTCTCGCATTCTCGTGCGGGCCAGGAGAGAGTTGAAGGTTTTCCTCCGTCTGACTGTAGCTTGGCTTTTGTCCTGCGCCTTTGTGGCTCTGACCGGGCCCGGCGAGCATGTCGACTAAGGTCGTGGTCGTCAAAGAGAAGAGAAAGAAGCAGAAAAAGCAGCAGCAACCAAAGGTCGTGGTCATACAAAAGCAAAAGCAACCAAAGCCTCACCGGGTGGCGGCTGCCGCTGCTATGGCCAAGGTCCCTAAGCTTGCAAAGGTCGTGAATACGACGGCGAGTCGGGTCGTAAGGTCGATCATGAACCCCAGTTCCGGCGGAATGCGGATGGCAACCATCAATGACTGCAACCCCACTTCCCTTGTGGACTTGCATTGCGTCATTCCCTGCAACACCACCACATACGCCGGTAACTATACGACATTCCCTTCCGGGGTGTCTTACATGGCCGTCTTCCGCGACCCGCTCCGGTCCATGGTCTACTTCAGACCTAACATAGCTCCGTTTTCCTACCGTTCTGTTTTCCCGGGCGGCGTCATCGGCTTCACCTTCGACAACAGCAATGCTGCTCTCGCAGGAATTGAAACCCCTGTCCAGCCTCTGTACTACAGCAACTATTCGGGCTCCACCCCCCATGGACAGGTTTTGTTCTGTGGGGAGGTGGAACAACGCCAGGGCTATGTTTGGATCGATGCCGGCGTCAGCAGTGTCTTCACAGTCCATGTCACTTCCACTCTAGCCTGCGCTTGCGGGATTCGAGTGTACCAGAACAAGCCTTCTGGTGATGTTGACGTCGGCTACGCAAACCTGGTATTGGTTGCCGGTGTTTCCCAGGATTTCACGATGACCGCCAGCTCCGTTCCCTCCTTGTCAGAAGGTGGTTATCTCCGGTTTTCTGTGCTTGTCTCGACGAACTGCATTCTCACCGGCTACTCCTCCGTCTCTGCTACCGCATACATTGACTCTTTTGCCCATGTCTCTCCGGTCGGAGTCGTAAACCATCTACCCCAGTTGTGCCAAGCGCGCGTAAACGCCGTTTCGCTCCTTGTGAGCAACGGCGCGGCCGCACAGTATAATGATGGGTTTCTCCAAGCCATCAACATGTCCCCGGGCTCCCCCTGGACCTCGTTGGTGGGCGAGAGCGACCTTTCTGGCTTGGCTGTCGACGTCAACTATTTTTCAGGAGTGTTCAAGAAGGGTTGTTACACCTTTCTCAAACCTTCTGATCAAGAGGATATCGACTTCTACGACTACGTCAAGATGGACAACGGTGGAGCCCTGGTCTCCGAATGCTCTTTCCCCCTCTATCGCTCGCGGTACGCGATGGTCCGCGTGCAATCCAATGCATACGGCTCCCCAGCGTCGTACCCTGGGTTGGAGTACATCTTGAACCAGTCCCTCGTGATTGAGTTCCAGACAAACGACATGTGGTTTGATGCCGAAATTCCGCAAGAGTCGTGTCTTGAGGTGGAGAAGGCCAGAGACATCCTTCGGCGTATCCCCAACTTCTATGAGAACACCACCCATCTTCAGATGCTGGCCAACGCGGCCCGCTCTGCTGGTGGGTTCTTGAAGCGCCACTCCGCCAAAATCGGAGGAGCTCTCTCGCTTCTCTTTCCGAAGTTCTCTCCCGTCTTCTCTGCGTTGGCGGGGGCCATTTAAGCGCGTTGGTAGTAGAAAAAGTGCAGTATGGAGTGTTCGGCGTCGCTCGGTTCACGGACCGAGCTCCTTGAGCAACCTCCCTTCTACCGTGTGTGTGGGTTTGGCTTTGTGCTTTTGCCTTCCCTCCCTACTCAGCGCGCGTGCGTGTGTGGCATTCCGGGGTAAGTAAGGGTTGCCGTATAGGGGGCTGTTTGCGTCCAGCTTCCCATTGAGAATAGCACCCTGAAAAGGCGCAGGTCGGTGGTGATCCCCCAGCTGCCGTGTCACGTCGTTTCCTTGCGTGTGTAAAAGCTAAGAGTGTGTTGCGGGTGCCTTGTGGCGGGCCAACTTGTGTGGCTTCGCGTTGATAACGGCAATCGCACTTGTGAAGGGGTTTCTTTGGTGTTGGCATTCCGGGGTAAGTACGGGCGCCGTAATAGTGGGCCATTCACGCATGGTCTCACATTGAGAATAGCGCCCCGAAAATGCGTGGGTCAGCGTTGATCCCCCAGACGCTGTGCAATCACCTTTCCTCCGGGGGGGCTGGCCCCTTTGGTCAGCCCCCCCGGCCGTGCACGGAACGCACTGAAAAATACCCACAAAATAAACGCTGGAGTTTTGAGTGGAAGTCAAAAAACAGTGCGTGGCGGAAGTGGCGTCCGTCCGGTCCGAGCTGGAGACCCGTGGTTCTCGGGGGTCGGCCCTGCATCTTTTTTTTACGGCGATGCCGTCGTATACTGGGATGCGGGGGCGGCCCTTTCGAGCCACGGTAGCTCCTTTCCCCTTCACTTCCCTCTTTTCTTTTTTCATGCAACAAACCCGCTTCACAAGGTTGGAATCCCTTGGGCGGACGTAAAATTTCCC